CAAAACCCAGCACCAGATCAACCAAGAGGGCATAGCACGCTCACTTGGACTTTTACCAAAACACGACGAATACCAAGGCACCATTATTGAAGGAGAAATTTATGACGCAGAACCCGACACTACCAAACGCCTGGGTTGAAAAAATATTTGCCAGGCTTCAGGGCATTTATGGCAGAGAGTTTGTTGGACAGTACAGCACCGGCATGGTTAACGGCATTGATGCTGGACTAGAAAACGCAAAGGCCACATGGGCTGAAGAACTGGGCAGTTTTGTGAAATGGCCAGAGGCTATTGCATATGCACTCGAGCACCTACCAGAACGCGTACCAAACTGCATTAAGTTTAAAGAACTGTGCCGCATGGCACCACGGCCTGAACCAGTGCAAATTGAGTACAAGATTTCTGATGAGCAGATGGCGATTAACAGAGCCAAAGTAAAAAAGATGATGGAAGAACTGCGTGAAAAGATGGCAATGCCAAAGGAGCAAAGATGAATATTGAAAAGACACCACTGCGTGTGAAGTGCGAAGTCTGCAAGCATGAATGGGCGCCACTGTTTTTACCAATGTCACTCGAACATGTAGTGCGGATCACAAAAAAAGCCACTTGCCCAGCATGTGGCACTGATGAAAAACGAATGAGCATATTGATGGAGGAAAACAAATGAGCATGATCAAAGCAATTGGAACTGCATTTTTTGTAATCATTGCATTTGGCATTGTTGGCCAGATGGATTACGAGGATGCAATCAAAGAAGAGCAACACTACTGCGACATGGTGCGTGAAGGCCATTGGCCAAAATACAAAACCGATGTTGATTGCAAGCGCATCAATCAAGAACACATGGTGCGAGGTATCAAGTTATGACCTACGGCAACGCGGCACAAGACTACCAGGGGCGGCAAGGTGTCGGCGTAAACATTGGCGAAGAGATCTTCGAGCAATGGTGCAATCGTAATGCGTGGAACTGCACACGCCTTGGCTTTGACGAAAAGTTTGCAAATGTAGGAGCGTTCTATAACCTGAACCCAGTCCTGCGAAACATGCCGGACTATGTGATTCAGCGTGAAGAAAAAACTTTTGCAGTCAATGTGAAGGGCACGCCCAACATCAAAGAAAAAGAACGACTGCTGTTGCCTCAATTGATCGATGCGTATTCATCACAGAAGGCGCCATTGATCTATGTGTTTTGCATTCGCAAGATTCACAGTCTGTTAATGACAATCGGCTTGCTTGCAATTGGTGCCGCAATCGCATTCATATCACTGGTCTTGTGGATGTGGTGGTTGTCTCGATGAATAAGATCAGATGGAGGCAATGCTGTCATTGCATGGCCAAATTTAAATGGGAACGCGGCGTCAAATATTGCCGCAAATGTAGAAAGGTATTTTTATGAAATTCGCACGAGTTTTTGATGTGGCACGCTATGGCCAAATCGTCATCATGAAAAAACAAAGCGACGAAGGTGCGCCTGAGTTGAGATTCTTTTGCCAGCCTGAAGGCTTTGGTGTCTGTCAATTTGCCATCGGTTGGAACGACGAAGAGCAAGCAGAGAAAAATATGCACGAAGCATTTGACCGCATGGTGATGCGTGAGGCTATCGAGATCTGCGACGGATACTTCAAACACATGACCGCACAGGAAAACAAACATTGACCCCACGGGAAAAATACGAGATCGATGTCACGCTCCACGATGGGCGTGTCGTTGGATCATGGTCCAGAGAATGGATCGTTGAATGTGAGGCAAAGCATTTGCTCAAGATGAACCTGGCCAATCGCAGGCATGAACTTGATGAGCGAATAAAAAAGCGCGGACACAAATCCGTCAATGAACTTAAAGCCGTGATGGCCTCAATACACGAAAAGAAAAAGCATGACCGAACTGGAACAAGCAAAACGAATCCTTGATCGAACTCGAGAAGGATGGAACATACACCCACAACAGATAAATTGGGCGCTCGAAAAAACAGGTGATATCGTTGCGGAAAATTCAATGATGATGCAAAATCATCAAAGTGCAATTTCGCACGACACTGGAGATCATCATGGGATATGGCAAAGACAAAGGTAAGAAACCACCAAAGCGTTAAGCAGTACCCGATGGAATGAGATGAAGGGAAAAGGGCGCGTGCATTTTGTAGCAGTTAATGAGCAGGGATACCGAATCGGGGCGTCCCATCACAATGCCCGCCTCCCGGATGATGTGATTGACAAAATCCGAGACATGCACGAAGACAACGAAATTGGCTATCGCAAACTGTCCAAGATCTTCAACATTCCACTGAGCACCATCAAAAAAATTTGCAAGTACGAGCGACGAGCGCAAACCATAGACAGATGGAAAAAGATCATCGATGACAAAGAAGATTGAAAAGCGACCACCAGGCAGGCCAGCAGAGCCAGTGCCACAGGACAAGATCGACGAGATCTGTGAATGGATCACGACTGGCCAAACACTTCGTCAGTGGTGTAGAAACAACAACATTCACTACTCGACCGTGTACCTTTGGATGGGGAAAGACAAGGAGTTTGCTCAACGCTTCGCGCAGGCGCGTGAGATTGGCCATGACTGCATTGCCGATGACGCGCTCGAGATCATCGATACCGCGCCCCTCATGACTGGTGGGGACAACCCAAAATACGACAGCGCCCATGTGGCATGGCTTCGCAACCGTGCGGAGTACCGGCTCAAACTGTTGGCCAAATGGAACCCCAAGAAGTACGGCGACCGCACTACCCTGGCAGGCGACCCAGACAATCCATTGATGGAGCCATTGGACGACACCCAGCGTGCGGCCAAACTGCAAGCGATCCTGGCCACAGCACAGGCGCGAAAGGCCAAAAATGGTGGAGGCGTTTGATCCTGGCTTGCTGGCCTATCTGACCGAAGATGAAAGGGCGGAACTCGATTCCCTTTTGACCAGCGACAAAACCCTATGGCGCCCACTGCCTGGGCCGCAAAGCATGGCATTTGAAAGCATGGCCGACATCATTGGCTATGGCGGTGCGGCGGGTGGTGGCAAGACTGACTTGGCCTGCGGCAAGGCGCTCACACAGCATCGCAAGGTTGGCATTTTCCGATTAAACGGAACCGAGTTGACCGGCGTGTTGGACCGTATCACTGAATTGCTTGGTGGCCGTAATGGGTACAACGGCAAAGACAATATCTGGCGGACCAGGCGTGTCGACGGCGTGGCCATCCAGGTCGAGTTCGGGTCATTCCCAAACCCAGACGACGAGAAAAAATATCAGGGTCGACCGCATGACCTGCTGGTCTTTGATGAGGCCGCAAACATGCGCGAGTCAGCCGTGCGCTTCCTGCTTGGCTGGTTGCGTACCACGGTGTCAGGCCAAAGATGCCAGGCATTGCTGACATTTAACCCACCAACAACAGCCGAGGGCCGCTGGATCATCCAGTTCTTTGCGCCTTGGCTGGACAAGAAACACCCGAACCCGGCAGAGCCTGGCGAGTTGCGATGGTTTGCGACGGTCGACGGCAAAGATGTCGAGGTCGAGTCTGGCGATGAGTTCGAGCACAACGGGGAAAAGATCAAGCCACTGTCCCGGACCTTCATTCCTTCGCGCATTAGTGATAACCCTTACTTGATGGGAACCGGCTACATGGCACAACTGCAATCACTACCCGAGCCATTGCGCTCACAGATGCTCTATGGCGACTTCCAGGCAGGCATGGAGGACGATCCATGGCAAGTGGTACCAACGGCATGGGTTGAGGCCGCTATGGCCCGCTGGAAGCGTCCTGACAAACTTAAACCCATGGACAGCATGGGCGTCGATGTGGCCCGAGGCGGCAAAGACAACACGATCATCGCAAGGCGGCACGACATGTGGTTTGATGAGCCACTGGCCTACACCGGCACGCAGACACCAGACGGTCCAACAATTGCTGGCCTGGTGGTGGCCGCACAGCGCGATCGGGCGCCAATCCACATTGACATTATTGGGGTCGGCTCCAGCCCCTATGACTTCCTGAACGAGATGGGCCAGCAGGTGCTGGGCGTCAATGTGGCCGAGTCAGCCCTGGGCATGGACAAGAGCGGTCGCCTGCGATTCAAGAACCAGCGGTCCGAATTGTGGTGGCGCATGCGTGAGGCGCTCGACCCATCCAATAACACCGGCATTGCGTTGCCTCCAGATCAACGCCTCTTGGCTGACCTATGCGCACCGACCTGGAAACTTGTGGGGCAGACCGTGGCCGTGGCCAGCCGGGAAGAGATCCTCGACAAGATTGGCCGCTCGCCTGACTACGCCTCGGCATTCTGCTTGGCGCTGATGGACACGCCAAAGCGATCGATCATGCAGGAACTGGGCGGATACAAGCAGAGAAAAGACCATGACCCATATGCGCACCTTTGAGCAAGTAGCCACGGGCCTAGATGTTGAGCCATTGCTGGCCAGGCTGAACGAGATGCCACAACTGTGGGGCGAGATCACTGCACGCCAGGAATACACCGGCACTGCGCACACAGACACCGAATGCATCTATCCGCGTGGCCCATACAAGTTCACGCCCTACTACTACATGTTTGACCTGGGCGCCTACGACTACCCAGTGATGGACACTCTGGCCGATGTCCTGGTCCCGGTGCTCAGACCGTTGTTGACAGATGTGCTCAAGGTCGAAGAGTTGGGGCGCGTGCTTATCGTTAAACTCAAACCCGGTGGCGTGGTGACCCCGCACATCGACGAAGGAACCTATGCCGATTACTACGCCCGCTTCCATGTGGCAGTGACCGGCACAGACAAGGCGACGCTGACGGCTGGACCAAACACCCAGCACTTTGCGCCTGGTGAGGCCTGGTGGTTTGACCACAAGGTCACGCATTCAGCACGAAACGACGGTGATACCGACCGCATTCACATCATCATTGATGCAGTGACTTCATTGTTCCCGATGCGCCAGGTACCCGTATCCGATAATCAAGCCACTACTGTGGCGTCAATAGTGGGGAACCCATGACCGAAATACGACTTTCTGATGTCGACGAGATGCTGGCCAATGCTGGCGCGTTGTTCTCTGAGCACTGGGAAGAGGTCGCTCTCAACAAGCAGGTGATGGTACTCAAGCCTGATGAGCAAAAGTACCGCACCATGGAGGCCAACGGAATGTTGTTGATCCTCGGTGCTTTTTGTGACGGCAGAGTCGTGGGGTACTCGGTGAACTTCGTGACTAATCATCCGCACTACGCCGACCTCATTGTGTGCAACAACGACTTGCTCTTTGTGACTGAAGACAAGAGGTGTGGCCGACTTGGTTTGCAATTGATTCGGGCGACGGAAAAAGAAGCGAAGCAACGAGGCGTTCAACTGATGCTGTGGCATGCCAAGCCTGGCACTGCTTTAGAACAGATGATGCCTCGTCTAGGTTACGGTGTGCAGGACACCATCTTCAGTATTCAGATCTGAAAGGAGATCATCATGGGTGTAACAGCGGCAGTAGCGGCGGTGGTGGGAACCACTTATGCGGTATACAGTGGCGAACAAGCCAAGGATCGGCAGAAGGAAGCAATGCGTCAGCAAGAGACTGCTCAAAAGCAACAACTTGAGCAGGCGACAAAGCAAGCCGAAACCTCACAGCAAAACATTAACAAGGCCAACCAAAAACGCGCCGACACGCAAGCAGTTATGGCTGATGCGCAGATGGCAAGCGGTGGTGGTGCAAGCGGCACGATGTTGACTGGTCCGCAGGGTATCGACCCTCAACAGTTAGCACTTGGCAAGAACACACTTCTCGGCGGTTAAACCATGAGTCAATTCCCCAGCGACGCACAGTCGTATCCAAACGCCCCAGAACGGGACAAACTGTTCACGCGCTGGGGCCAACTCAAGTCGGAGCGTGCATCCTGGTGGTCGCACTGGCAAGAGATCACAACCTACTTGCTACCTCGCAATGGGCGCTACTTCGTCCAGGACCGAGACAAGGGCTGGCGTAGGCATAACAACATCTATGACAACACCGGCACTCGCGCACTGCGCGTGCTTGGCGCTGGCATGATGGCTGGTGCTACATCGCCTGCTCGACCATGGTTCCGCCTGGCAACAGCAGATCCAGAACTAAACAAATTCCAACCTGTAAAGGTGTGGCTCGATGACACGACCCGCCGCATGCAGATGGTATTTCAACGATCCAATACCTACCGCGCACTGCACTCGATGTACGAGGAACTGGGCGCCTTTGGTACTGGCGTATCGATCGTTCTGCCTGACTTTCAAAACATCATCCATCACTACCCGTTGACGACTGGCGAGTATTGCATTGCCACGAATTACCAGGGCAATGTGAACACGCTCTATCGTGAATACGAAAAGACGGTGGCCGAGGTGGTGCAAGAGTTCGGGCGCGAGAACTGTTCGACTGCGGTGCGCAACATGTTTGACCGTGGCTCACTGGATCAGTGGGTGCCAATCATTCACGCGATCGAGCCTCGATCTGATCGAGACACTCGCAAGCGCGACAACATGAACATGCCATTTGCGTCGTATCACTTTGAGGTGGGCGGCGACAACAACAAGTTCCTGCGCGAGTCTGGATTCAAGATGTTCCCGGCACTGGCTCCTAGATGGGGCACAACTGGCGGCGACATCTACGGCAACAGCCCTGGCATGGAAGCATTGGGCGACATCAAGCAATTGCAACACGAGCAACTGCGCAAAGCCCAGGCAATCGATTACCAGGTTAAACCACCGCTCCAGGTGCCGACCTCGATGAAGAACCGGGATGTCGAAACACTGCCTGGTGGCGTGTCATTTGTTGACGCAAACTCACCAAGCGGCGGCATCAAGTCTGCATTCGAAGTCAACCTGAATTTACAGTACCTGCTCAATGACATCATGGATTGCCGCGAGCGTATCCGTGGCGCGTTCTATGCTGACCTATTCTTGATGTTGGCCAACGCAACAGACACACGCATGACAGCAACCGAAGTGGCCGAGCGTCACGAAGAGAAACTGCTCATGCTTGGCCCTGTGCTTGAGCGCCTGCACAACGAACTGCTTTCACCATTGATCGACATGACATTCACCCGCATGGTCGAGGCTGGCGTGCTATTGCCACCACCTCCAGAGTTGCAGGGCATGGAGTTGTCAGTTGAGTTCGTCTCGATGCTGGCCCAGGCACAGCGTGCTATCGGCACCAACAGCGTTGACCGCTTCGTCGGCAACCTGGGCGTCGTGGCCAACATGAAGCCTGATGTGCTCGACAAGTTCAACGGCGACGCGTGGGTTGATGCCTATGCCGACATGCTGGGCGTCGATCCAAACATGCTGGTAGGTGGCGAGCAAGTGGCCATGATCCGTGAGAATCGCAACATTGCACTCGCGGCCAAGGAACAGCAAGCGGCTATTCACCAGCAGGCGCTGATCGCAAAAGATCTTTCACAAGCACAGACGACAGAGCCTAGCGCCCTGACGAATGTCATCGATATGTTCTCTGGATACAACACACCCTGAAAGGAATAAACATGCCAATGATCAACATGCAAAAAGCACCCGAGCGGGAAGAGATGCCGGGAGAATACGAGTCCGATGAGCCGCGTTACCCATACGGCCTGTGCATCAGCCTGGGCAAAGACGAACTTGAGAAACTTGGCATCACTGCGTTGCCGAAAGTTGGCACTGAGATGACCATCATGGCCAAGGCCTATGTCAAGATGACTCGTGCATACGAGACACAAGGCGAAGGCGAAGACATGGGCATCGAGTTGCAGATCACCGACATGGAGATCCAAGGCAACCAGCAACAGCGCAATGCCGAAGCATCGACCATGCTTTACGGCGGCACTGAGTAAGCATGCCCGCAAAGTCTGAAAAGCAAGCCCGCTTCATGCAGGCTGTAGCCCACAACAAGGAGTTTGCCAAGAAGGTGGATGTGCCTCAGTCTGTGGGCCGTGACTTTTCTCAAATGGCTGAAAAGATGTACCCAGCCAAAGAAAAGAAAAAGGGGTAGGCCATGCCAGGACCGGGCTTGTGGGCCAATATCCACGCAAAAAGAAAACGCATCGAGCAGGGATCAGGTGAGCGCATGCGCAAGCCTGGCGAAGAAGGTGCGCCTACCAGGAAAGACTTTAAAGAGTCTGCCGCTGAGAAGTTGTACGGTAAAGACAAGGACAAAAAATAATGGCACGCCAAAAATACCA